TACATCCTCAACAGCCAAACGATCGCCTCGACCTCGCTCAGCACCAGCACGCCGACGGTGACCTATGACGCGATCACCGCGAGCTTCGTCGTCACCTCTTCGACCACCGGGGCCAATTCCTCGATCGACTATGCGACCGGCACGATCGCCAACGTATTCCATCTGACCCAGGCGAGCGGCGCACAACTGAGCCAGGGCGCGATCCCGGCGACCGCGCTCGGGGTGATGTCGAACGTGGTGGCGACGACGCAGGACTGGGTGTCGTTCGCGACCGCCTTCGATCCCGATGGTGGCAGCGGCAATGCGCAGAAGCTGGCGCTGGCGCAATGGTGCAACGGCCAGGGCAACCGCTACGTCTATGTCGCCTGGGATACCGATATCGGCGCGACGCAGCAGAACAATTCGACCTGCCTTGGTCAGTTGATCGAGGCGGCAAACCTGTCGGGCACGGTCGCGCTCTACTCGCCGACGCAGGGCGCGGCGCTCGCCTCGTTCTTCATGGGCGCGATCGCCAGCATCGACTTCACCGAGCTGAACGGCCGCACGACGCTCGCCTTCCGCTCGCAGACCGGCTTGGTCGCAGACATCACCAACGCGACGATCGCCTCGACGTTGGAGGGCAACGGCTACAACTACTACGGGGTGTGGTCTACCGCGAACGACCGCTTCACCTTCGCCTACTCCGGCTCGATCGGTGGCCCGTTCGCCTGGATCGACTCCTACATCGATCAGGTCTGGATGAACAATCAGTTCCAGCTCGCGCTTATGGTGCTGCTGACCAGCCGCAAGTCGATCCCCTACAACATGCAAGGCTATGGGCAGATCAAGGCGGCCTGCCAGGACGTGATCAATCAGGCCGTGGACTTTGGCGCGGTGCGGGCCGGGGTGACGCTCTCGATGCAGCAGGCGGCCTCGGTGAATGCCGACGCCGGCGTGAGGATCGACGATATCCTCGGTCAGCGCGGCTGGTATTTCCAGGTGCGCGATGCCTTGCCGCAGGTGCGTGCCGCGCGCGGCTCACCGCCATGCACGTTCTGGTACATGGACGGGCAATCGGTTCAGCGGATCAACCTCGCCTCGGTGATGATCCAGTAGAAGGAGGCGTGTCATGGCAACACTTACCGCAGCCAACAGCGTCCTCACGCTGGCGATCCTCAACCTGTTCCCGGTGCCGCAGACGATGCAGGGCTATGCGGCGGATTCGGCTTTCACCGCCGATCAATTCGCGCCGGTCGAGACGGTGATGGGCGTCGATGGCTACCTCTCGGCCGGTTGGGTGCCCGTCGAGAAGAAGATGACCATCAGCATTCAGGCCGACTCACCATCGGCGGCGATGTTCGATGCGTGGTATTCGGCGCAGGAGGCCGCGCGCGAGACCTACATCGCCAACGGCGGCCTGATCCTGCCGGCGATCAACCGGGAATTCACGCTGATCCGCGGCTTCCTCTCGACCTACACGCCGTTCCCCGAGGGCAGGAAGATATTGCAGGCGCGCACCTTCGGCATCACCTGGGCGTCCATTCTGCCGGTGCCGATCTGATGGCGCGACGCACGCGCGAGGTGGTGATCGGCCAGGACGGCGGACGCGACGCCGGCAAGCGCTTCCTGCTCACCGAGATGCCGGCCTCGCGCGCCGAACGGTGGGCGATGCGTGCGCTGTCGGCGATGATCCGCGCCGACGTGGACATCCCCGAGAACCTCGCTTCCGCCGGCATGGCCGGGCTCGCGGCGGTCTCGCTCAAGGCGTTGTCGGCGATTCCGCAGGACGAGGCCGATCTGCTGATGGCTGAGATGATGGCCTGCGTCGCCTATATCCCCGATCCGTCGGCGCCCATGGTGACGCGCTCGCCGCCGTGGGACGACGATATCGAGGAAGTGGCGACACGGCTCGAACTGCGCCGACAGGTCGTCGAGCTGCACACGGGTTTTTCCTTGGCCGCCGACCCATCGACTTCGGGATCGACGGCGGAGACACCGCTGGCCCGAGCTTCATAGACTACGCGAACGTGCCGCGGACGGTCGCCGCGGTGATCTCGGTGAAGCTGGCGACGCTGCATGAACTCGACACCGTGTACGGCATCGAGGACCTGTACGACCTGCTCGAAGTGATGTCGGTGGACGCGCACAACCGCAAGCTCGCGATGCGACGGGAGGACTGATGCCGACAGTCGTCGACTCCCTCGTCATCCAACTCGGCTTCGATGCGCGCGCGCTCAATCAGGCGGCGCGGCAGGCGACGGCTGGGCTGCAGGCGATCAAGAAAAGCGCGGGCGAGACCGGCGACACGCTGAAGAAAACCGAGGACCAGGGGCGGCGCACCGCCCAGCAGATGTCCTCGCAGGGCAACGTCGCGGCCGAGTACTTCAACAAGATCCGCAATCAGGCGCTGTCGCTGATGGCGGTGCTGATCGGCGGCAAGGGCATCGGCGAGACGATCCAGGGCGTCGTCACCAACCTCGCCTCGCTCGGCCGACAGGCGACGATGCTGGGCTCGTCGGTGCCGCAGCTCGCGGCCTACCGCAACATGATCGCCGAGATGGGCGGCAGCGCCGACGAGGCAGGCGCCTCGTTGCAGCGGATGCAGAACGCGATCGACGATCTGAAGACCATCGGCTCGTCGCCCATGGATCCGTTCTTCGCCGCGATCGGCGGGGTGCCGAGCGATGCGAACGATGCGCTGATCCGGTTCGCCCGGTTCGCCGAGCAACATCGCAATCAGCCTGCGGAGGTCCGCAGGGTCGGCCGGCTGGGCGGCTACAGCCCGGCCGAGGTCATCGAGGCGATGAAGGGCGAGGCGCAGGTCCGGCGTGATCTGGCCGACGCGCAGAAGCGCGCCACGGGCTCGACGAAGGAAGGCACCGAACAGATGCAGGCGGTGCAGACCGCCTGGGTCAAGCTGACGAACGCGGCGCAGAATCTTGCCAACATCCTGATCGTGCGGTTCGGCCCGGCCTTCACCGCCATCCTCGATGCGGTGACCAAGTTCATCGAGGATCATCCCTACATCGCCACCGCGATCGGCGTTGCGGGCGCCGGAGGCACTGTGGCGCTCGGGATATTCGGCTTTCTCAAATCGTTCCTGGGCGGAGCGGCGTTGACCGCCTCTGCCGCTGCGCTGACCGGCTCGTCCGTTGCGCTGGACGCCTCCGCTGCGGCGCTGATGGGCGCGGCCGGTGCGTTGGGTGCGGGAGGATTGGCGGGCGCCGCCGGCGGCGTTGCCGGGCGCGCCGGGCGGTTCGCGACGAGCACAGGCGCTGGGGCTGCCGCGTCGCGCCTGGGCACGGCGCTGCGATGGGCCGGTCCTATCGGCGCGTTCGTCGCCGGCATGTGGCCGGGCTCGACGGCCTCGGACGACACGACGCAAGAGCCGAACATGGGTGGCGTGCGCGGCGGCGATCCGAAAACGCTCGGCATGACGGATGAGCAGTACGACATCTACCGGGCGACCCTTGGGAAGCGTGAGTCGGGCGGGCGCTACGGCATCGTCAATCGCTACGGATACGCCGGGAAGTATCAGTTCGGCGGGCCGGAGATCAGAGAGACCGCCCTGGCGCTCGGCGAAACCCCACCGACCCGCGAGCAGTTCCTTGCCAATCCCGAGATGCAGGAACGCTACATGCTGCAATACACGCTCGCCCATCACCAGCAGCTGATGCGCGATCCGGTATATGCGGCGATGACGCCCGAGCAGCGGGCTGGCGCATTGGCGACGGCACATCTCAAGGGCGTGGGCGGTGCCCTGCGGCAACTGCACGGCGGCAGTGCTGGCGTAGATGCGAACAACACCAGCGGAGCCTCGTACAACCAGATGATGCTCGACGCCTATCGGCGGCACGCCGCAATGGCGGCACAGGCGCAGGACGGCACCGCCGGACGCCAGCAGGTCTCCAACGACAACAGCCGCAGCCAGACCGTGAACGTGCATGGCCCGATCACCGTGCAGACCGCAGCGACGGACGCCCGTGGCCTCGCACGCGGGCTGCGTAGCGAGTTCGCCGGAGGGCTAGTGGGCGCAGCCAACACCGGCCTTGCCTGATGGCGCTGACGCCGGTCACGCCGCCGACCTACCCCAACGTGCCGCGCTCGCCCGGCGTGCCCCCGGTCATGCGGCAAGCGGGCGCCATCGAGAACACCGTCGTCGCCGTCGCCTCGGACGCGATCAACGTGGTCAAGCAGTTCCTCGGCCTCGGGCCGACCTGGGGCATCTTCTCGCCCAAGACCGGCCAGCCGGTGTTCGTCTCCGACAGCGTGATCGCGGTCGACTACCGGCAGGAATGGAACGTCGCGCGCTATCCGATCGAGCTGGGCGGCTTCGTCGACTACAACAAGGTGAAGGAGCCGTTCGATATCCGCGTGACCTTCGCGTTCAGCGGCAACCAGGGCCTGCTCGGGAGCCTGATCCCGGGTGGCGCGCTGCTCTCGCTGATCCCTGGCTTCAGCGGCGCCGACAGCCGGCGGACCATGCTGCAGATGCTCGACGCGGCGATCGCCACCACCGACCTCGTGAGCGTCGTGACGCCCGAAGCGCAGTATCCGATGGTCAACATCGTGCACTACGACTATCGGCGCGAGGCGCGGAACGGTGCGGCACTGATCAAGGTCGATGTGTGGTGCCAGGAGATACGTCCCTCGGCTAAGCCGGCGTTCAGCAAGTCAGGCCAGCTCACCGGCACTGATCCGATTGCCGGGCCGGGGACGGGCGGCGGAACTGGCCCATCGGCGACCCAGGGAACCGGTGGAACCGGATCAGGCGGCACAGGTGGAGGCGACGGCGGCAACGGCGGCGCCAATGCGCCCTCGCAACCGAGCGGTGCGTCGCCCGCCGATGGCGGCACGGTGCAGCCCCAGCAGGTTACCGGCCCCAACGGCGCGACTGCCGCTACCAGCGGTGCGCCAGGAACGCAAAGCGGACAGTACGGCTCGGGTGCTACCATCCCTGTTTCAACGACGCCGGGAGCCTCGTCGCCATTCAGCGCAGCACCCCCGGGCACCGTGCCGCTGTACGATCAGGACGGCGCATTCACCGGGTCCTTCGTCAAACCAGGATCGCCAGTGCCGCCCGGCTACTTTGCGCCGCCGCATGGGGCGAGATGAATGCAGCTCATCCCGATCGCCGCTGTGCCGTCGCAGACGCTCACCGCATCGCTCGGCGGACAGCGTTGCCGAATCAACATCTATCAGCGCGTACCCGGGCTGTTCTGCGATCTCTACGTGAACGACGCGCAGATTATTGGCGGTGTCATCTGCCAGCACACCAACCTGATCGTGCGCGACACCTATCTCGGCTTCATCGGCGACCTCGCCTTTCTCGACCAGCAGGGCGGCGATGATCCGGTGTGGACCGGTCTCGGTATCCGTTGGGTGCTCGGCTACATGGAGCCAGATCAGTTCCTGGTGCGCTTATGAGCGGCGCGAACCAGGGGCCTACGACCGTCACCCAGGTCAAGGGCGGCACGATCACCACCACCTCGTCGGGCACCGGCTCGGCCGATGCGCCAACGCAGCAGCAGACCTCCACGGCACGACCGGCCAACGCCTTCGTGCAGCGCGCCATCGATATCACCGTCAAGATCGGCCAGGGCGACTTCGGCGAGAAAGGCTTCGATCAAATCACGCTGCGAGGGCTGCGCGTCTCAACACACATCCAGAAGCTCGGCTTCCCCGACTTCAACCGCGCACAGATCGCGATCTTCGGCATGAAGCTCGACCTGATGAACCGCCTGTCCACACTCGGCATTCCGAACGTCGCCGGCACGCGCAACAATCAGGTCGCGATCATGGCCTACGACGTTAAGACGGCGCCCAAGCTGGTCTTTGAGGGCCACATCATCGAGGCGTGGGCCGACTTCGCCGGGATGCCTGAGGTGGTGTTCAACATCCAGGCGCAGACCGGCGGCGACGCGCAGATGAAGCCGGTGCCTGCGTCGTCCTATCCGGGTGCGGCCGACGCCGTAGTGATCATGCAGTCGCTGGCGAAGCTGATGGGCCGCGAATTCGAGAACAACGGCGTGCCGGTCACGATGCTCGACAACCCGTACTTCCCAGGCACCGCGACCGCCCAGGCCGAGGCGTGCGCGCGGGCGGCGAATATCGGGTGGGTGCTCGACGACAAGAAGCTGGCGATCTTCCCGGTGTACGGCCAGCGCGCCAACGATGTGCCGGTGGTCTCGCGCAACACCGGCATGGTGGGCTATCCGAGCTACGCCGGGCCGCCATTCGTCGCGCTGCGCACGCTCTACAATCCGGCGATCGTTTTCAACGGCACGATCAAGGTCGAGAGCGACGTCAAGAACGCCAACGGCGAGTGGCGAGTGCGATCCCTGGAGCATCATCTGGAGAGCGAAATGCCCAACGGTGCATGGTTCTCCGAGATCGTCGCGGACAAGCTGTTTGCCGCAACCTGACAACAGCGCGTGGTTCGGGCAGGCCAACCCGTTCTCGCGGAACTCGACCTTCAATCAGATCGAGTTCGTCGCGCGGCAGGTGCTCAACCGCGCCGCCACGACGACGCTCGTTAAGGTCGTGAAGGTGACCAATGCGGGCGAGCTGTCGCCGGTAGGCTACGTGGACGTGCAGCCGATGGTTAACCAGATCGACGGCCGCGGGCGCGCCACGCCGCACGGGGTGATCCACAACATCCCCTATCTGCGCGTGCAGGGCGGCGCCAACGCGGTGATCATCGACCCGCAGCCGGGCGACATCGGCATGGCGTCCTTCGCCTCGCACGACATCTCGACGGTCAAGCGCACGCGGCAGGTCAGCAATCCTGGCTCGCGCCGCCGCTTCGACTGGTCGGACGGCCTCTATCACGGCGGGATGCTCAACGGCGCGCCCTCGCAGGTCGTGCGCTTCGCCGCCGACGGCGTGCATATCGAGACGCCGAACAAGGTGGCGATCAACGCGGGCGGCGACGTGACCATCTTCACAAACGGCGACTTCACCGTGCAGTCGAACAACTTCGTCATCGACGGCACCGGCAACACGCTGGCGCAGGGCCTCATCGCGGCGACCGGAGCGGTGGTGGCGGGGCAAGGCACCCCGGATCAGGTGAACCTGCAAACGCATCACCATCCGACCAACGGCGCGCCGCCGACACCGGGGAGCTGACGCATGAGCGGCACCACCTCCGTCCCGGCCCCGAGTTTCACCGACAAGGGCTTCGTCCCTCCGGCAGAGCCGGACATCCTCGCGGGCGTCCTGGCCGACATCAACGCGGCGTTCGGCGGCCGGCTCAATACCGCGCTCGAAACCCCGCAGGGCCAGCTCGCGTCCTCGCTCACCGCCATCGTGGGCGACAAGGATGCGCAGTTCGCCGCCCTGGCGAACGGTGTGGATCCTGCGTTCGCTTCCGGGCGGATGCAGGACGGCATCGCGCGCATCTACTTCCTCACGCGCCAGCCGGCCGAGCCGACGACGGTACAGGTGCGGTGCACCGGGCTGGCGAACACGCCGATCCCAACCGGTGCGCTGACGCAGGCGCAGGACGGCACGATCTACGCCTGCACCGAGGGCGGCACGATCGGCGCGGACGGCACCGTGGTGCTGCCCTTCGCCGCCACCGTGACGGGGCCCATCTCCTGCCCGGCCGGAACGCTCAATCAGATCTATCAGTCGGTGACTGGGCTCGATCTCGTCGTCAACGACGCCGACGGTGTGGCTGGGAATGACGTAGAGAGCCGTGCCGCCTTCGAGGCGCGTCGTGCCGCCTCGGTGTCGATCAATGCGCAGGCCACGGTCAGCACGATCCAGGCGGTCGTGCTCAACGTGCCGGCCGTGCTCGACGCCTACACGACCGAGAACTACACGGCCAACCCGCTCGTCTCGGACGGCGTGACCATCCCGGCGCGCTCGATGTACTGCTGCGTTGCCGGTGGCGACCCGCAGGCGATCGCGCAGGCGATCTGGAGCAAGAAGCCGCCGGGCTGCGGCATGGCGGGCAACCACACCGAGACCGTGGTCGACTCCCGCTCGGGCTACAGCGCGCCGCTGCCGAGCTACCAGATCACCTTCCAGATCGCCGCGCCGCAGACCTTCGTCGTGCTGGTGACGCTCAAGAACAACCCCGGCATTCCCGGCTCGGTGCAGACCCTGGTGGCGAACGCTGTGCTTGCCGCGTTCAACGGCACCGACGGCGGGCAGCGTGCGCGGATCGGCAGCCAGATATTCGCCTCGCGGTTCTATGCGGGCGTTGCCAGCCTGGGGTCCTGGGCAGAGATCGTCAGCATCAAGCTCGGCAGCACCGGAGCACCCGCTGCCGCGTTCACCGCCGCGATCGCGGGGACGGTGATGACTGTCTCGGCGGTTGCCTCGGGGACGCTCGCGGTCGGCCAGACGGTGGTCGGCGCCGGGTTGCCCGACGGTGTACTGATCACTGCCGGCCTTACCGGAACGGGCGGTCCGGGCACATACAGCATCAACCTGCCGCAGACGATCGCCTCGGAGGCGATGAGCGCGGTGACCGCGACGCTCGATCTGATCGCTGTCGGGATTGCGCATGTGCCCGTGCTCGGCGCGCCCAACGTGCAGGTCTCGGTGGTGGCCTGATGGAGAACGTCGATCAGACTGTAATTTCGCAATATAATCAGGCGCCCACACTCACGCTGCTGATCGAAGCCTTCAACCAGTGGATCGATCCCGCCGCGGACATCGACGCCTTCTATGACCTGCTCTGGAACGTGGATACCGCGGTCGGCTACGGCCTCGACGTCTGGGCGCGCATCGTCGGGGTCGGTCGCGTGCTGGCGGTGGCTGGAACCAAGTATTTCGGCTTCGACGAGGCGACCAACGTCTCGGCGGTTCCGTTCGGCCAATCGCCGTTCTATAGCGGACAGAAGCTGACCGACAACGTGATCCTCGACGATGAGGGCTTCCGCAAGCTGATCATGGCGAAGGCGGCGGCCAATATCAGCGACGGCTCGATCGCCGGGATCAACGCCGTTCTGCTGTTGCTCTTTCCTGGCCGGGGCAACTGCTACGTGACCGATGGGAGGGACATGACCATGACCTATCGGTTCCAATTCGCGCTGACGCCGCTGGAGGTCACCATCGCGCAGCAGTCGGGTATTCTGCCGAAGCCGGCCGGCGTGCAGGCGGCGGTGGTGCAAGCCTGACATGCAGATCACCGGCCTGCCATCCAAGTTCGGCGTCCCGTTCGCCAACGCTGCCGGCAGCAACTACATCCGGCCAATCCCGCAGGCGTCGCAGATCGGCATCCAGCCCGGCGCGGCTAGCCTCACCGATGGTTTCCCGCCGGTCACCTTCCTACCGGTCGCAGCCGGCGGCACGCCGCCGTTCGGCCAGGACTTCAACGGGCTGCTGAACCAGATCACCGCCTGGGTCCGCGCGCTGACAGCGGGCATGGTGGTGCCGTTCGATGCGGGGTTTCAGGCGGCGATCGGCGGCTATCCGTTCAAGGCGCGCGTGCTGAGCGGCGTCACGGCTGGGCTGATCTGGGAAAGCCAGATCGACAACAACCTGAGCAATCCCGACACCGGCGGCGCGAACTGGTCGGTCCCGGTGTTCGTCGATCCGAGCACCGCCGGGCTGATCATCGGCGCCGGGCCGAACGGATCGAATATCAGGCTGCAGGGCACCGGCGCCGCGCCGAACAAGACCATCCGCGCATCGGGCGGCAACTTCCAGATACTCAACAACGCCTACGCGGCCATACTCGACATGACCGACGCCGGCATCGCGACGACCAACGGCATGCGTGCGGCGATCGGTGCGTTCGGCAGCGGCGATTCCATTCGGGTGCCCAACCTCTCTGATTTCGCCTGGAACCCTGCCAGTCCTGGCTATCAGCGTCTGCCCAACGGTTTCATCATCCAATGGGGACGCTTCGTCTCGGTCACCGGCAATGCCGACGTGTTCAACTGGCCTACCGCATTCCCGACCGGGCCGCTGATGATCGTCGGTTGCGACGATGGTTCGCAGATCGCCAGCGCGGGTTTCAACTTCATCGGCGCTGCGCAGGTCCGCATGTGGTGCGGCTTCCAGAACAACGGCACGCCGATCTACACGACCGGCACCGGCATCCTGTGGATCGCGGTGGGGTACTGATGGGAAAGTTCGCCAGCTATGACGCTTCGGCCGAGGCGCCGTATCCGGTGAACGGCTGGTATGACACCGATGCCATCGACTACCCGTCGTTGCCCGAGGCGCTGGTCGCGATGACCGAGGCGCAATGGGACGCGCGGATGACCGGCCAGTGGGCCTATGATGGCACCTCGCTGGTGCCGATCCTGCCGCCACCGCCGACACTGGCCCAACAGGCGCAGCTGATGCTGATCAACCCGGTGACCGTGCAGAGCACCGCGGTTCCCGAGCTCGACGGCGACTACGCCAACAACGAAAGCGTGCGCGGGCAGATCACCTCGATCGCATCCTCGATCAACGCCGGGCTCGGCCTGCCCGGCGGCGGCTCGACGTTCAACTGGCCCTCTGCCGACGGCACGATGCGGATGTGGCCGGCACCGCAGTTCACCGGCTACGCGCAGGCGATGATGAACTTCGTCTATGCCTGCGCGCAGGTCATGCAGGGGCACAGCGACACGCTGCCCTCGACCACGCTGACGATCCCCTGATGGCGACGACGCTGCTGCTGGATCGCTCGGCCTGGGATTTGGTGGTCGATGCGGCCGGCAACATCGCGATGGCGACCGAGCCCTACGCGATCGAGCAGGATGTGGCGAGTGCGGTGCGGCTGTTCGATGGTGAGTTATTTTACGACACCACCAAGGGCATCCCGTATTTCGCGGAAGTGCTAGGCCACGCGCCGCCGCTGCCGCTGTTCAAATCGCTGATCGAGAGCGCCGCGCTGACCGTGCCGCTGGTCGCGACCGCGCGCTGCTACGTCACCTCGCTCGAGAACCGCAAGCTCGTGGGCCAGATCCAGGTGGCCACCACCGACGGCACCGCGCTTGCGATCAACACAACTCTGGGCACCCCATGACCTTGACCTATGACCCCCGCATCTTCCTGTGCGAGACCGAAGCGGCCGCGCGTTCGATCATCCTAACGCCCGAAGCCGGGCTATCGACCGAGGACCGATGGGAACAGGAAACCGCGTGGCTCAAGGAGCGGATGTCGTTTCCCGAAGGTCTGGTCATCGACTACGGCTGCGGCATCGGCCGGCTGTCGAAGGTGATCGGCGACAGTAACTCGGTGCTCGGCGTCGATCTCTCCTGGTCGATGCGATCGCAGGCCGAGATGTATGTCCAGAGTGGCATATTCGGCGCGGTCAGCCCGACGATGCTGAGCTGTCTGGTCGCCGCCGGATTGCAGGCGTCGGGCGCGCTGTCGGTGTGGTGCCTGCAACACTGCCTACACCCCAAGCAGGACATCACCCTGCTCCATGCGGCGTTGCGCAAGGGCGGCGTGCTCTACGTGGTCAATCGGAATAATCGCTGCATCCCGGCGCGGCAGGATGGCGCCTTCATCTGGGCCGACGATGAGCAGCACATCGACACTCTGCTGACCGGCGGCGGCTTCCGCGTCGTGCATCGCGAAGCCATGCCCGAGACGCTGTATCAGATCGTCGCCGACTTCACGGTTCTCGCCCGCATCTGATCACATGGGAAATGGTTGGGCTGGGCTCTGCCGCCTCGGAGGCGTCGGAGACGATCTGATTGCCTCCTCTGTCCTGCCGACGCTGGCGCAGCGGTACAAGGTCGAGGTGCTGACCCGCGAGCCGCAGGGCGCGGTGTTCGAGAATAACCCGCACGTCGCGAAGCTCACCTATCTGCGCGAGGGCGATCTGCCCGGCGATCAGCTCGGCTGGCAAGGCTGGTTCGTCAAGCGCAGCCACGAATACGAGTTCTTCGTCAACCTCTCGCACAGCTGCGAGACGCTGACCGCGCTGGTCGAGGGGCAGACGGCCTTCCATTGGCCGGCCGCCGCCCGGCGCGCGCTGTGCGACCGGAACTACCTTGAGGTCGTCCACGACATCTGCGGCGTCGATCACGACTTCCGCCCCGCCTTCTACCCGACGGCGGCCGAGACGGCGCAGGCGGCGGAGACCAAGGCGAAGGTCGGCGAGCGTGTCATCGGCTGGTGCCTCGCCGGCACGCGGATCGACAAGCTCTATCCGGGCGCCGCGCTGGCGATCGCCCGCATCATCAAGGAACTCGACATCCCGGTTGTCCTGTTCGGCGCACCTGGACGCGAGCTGGAGCTGGCGCGGCAGATCTTGGCGCATGTCGAGCGCGTCAACGGCAGCACGCGCGGGCTTCATGCGGCGATCACCTGCGAGGCGTCGAAGGATGGACCCGCTGCCGACTGGCCGATCCGCCGCTCGCTCGCCCAGGCGCTCGCCTGCGATCTGCTGATCGGACCTGACACCGGGCCGATGTGGGCGGTGGCGATGGCACCTCTGCCGAAGATCGTCCTGCTCAGCCACGCCTCGCCGAAGAACATCACCGCGCATTGGCTCAACACCGTCACGCTGCACGCCGATCCGCAGCGTGTGCCGTGCTGGCCGTGCCACCGGCTGCAGGAACGGGCCGACACCTGCACCCCGAATGCGGCCAACAACGGCGCCGCCTGCATCTCGGACATCAGCGTCGATCGGATCGTCGTTGAAGCGAGCAACCTGCTGAAAGGAGCCTGACCATGCCTGCGATTTCAGATTATGCCGAGAAAGCGATGCTCGACTGGGTGCTGCTCGGCGCGACGCCGACGCGGCCGGCGGTGATCGGCGTCGGCCTCAGCACCGCGACGCCTGCCGCCTCTGCCGGCTCGGAGATCGGCACCGGCTCGGGCTACGCGCGACAGACCTGCACGTTCGGTGCTGCGGCCTCGCCGGCCGGGTCAAGCACGAACATCAACGCCATGACGTTCGGACCGTTCAGCAGTGCCTGCACCATCCAGGGCATGCAGGTGTGGGACACGTTGGCGGCGACCGTCGGCAACGAGCTGTGGTATGGCCTGCTCGCCACCCCGCGCACCTTGGGCGTCGGCGACAGTGTGGTGTTCAACGCCGCCTCGCTGGTCATCACGCTGACCTAAAAGGCGATGCCGTACACCTTCGCCGATCGCGTCTGGTTCAACACCACGACGCTCGGTACTGGCACGCTCACTGTCGGGACGCCGCTCATCTCGTATCAGGTGCCGGCGACCGCCGGCATCCCGAGCGGATCAGCGGTCAACTATACCATCGTTGACGGCGTAGGCTGGGAGGTCGGCAAAGGCGTCCTCACGAGCGGCACGCCATGGACGCTCTCCCGCGATACGGTCGAGGCTTCATCGGCGGGAGGTGCGAAGCTGTCGCTGAGCGGCAATGCCTCGTGCTTCCTGACCGTGACCGCCGCGATGTTGGCCGGTCAGCCCATCTCGGTGATGGCGTTCGGCGCCAAGGGCGATGGCGTGCATGATGATACCGGGGCGATCAATGATGCGATCGCGGCGGCGGGCGTGGTGTATATACCGGGCGGCGGCCGGCAATTCCTGGTCAGCGGCACGCTAACGCTTCCGTCCAATGGCGCAATCATCGGTACAGAGGGCAAGGCCACCATCGTCACCGCGGCGGCAAACTTTCCGCTGATCCGCATCACCGGGCTCGACACCACCGTCAAGAACCTGAAGATCTTCAACGCCAACAAGACCGGCGGCGCCGATATCCTGATCGATGTCGGGCCGACGACACCGCTGCAGCGGATCATCATCGAGGATGTCGAGGCAACTTCATCGTGGGGCTGCATCGCGGATACCGGTTCGGGCACGAACTTCTATGTCTCGACGTTCGTGCGCCGCGTGCGTTCGCTTTCCTGCCGTGGGGCGGACGCCTTCCGTCTAACAAGGATCTTTGGCTACCTCGTGATGGAGGACTGCTACGCCGATTTCATCAGCGTGTCGTCGCCGCTCTCCGACTTCAATGGTTTCGCGATCGACAATGCCTTGATCGGGGGGGCGGGCGCCAATCCGCCGGGACGAGCCTTCCTCACGCGGTGCTTCTCGGTCGGAAACTACAGCGGCACCACGATCACCGGGAATAACGCGTTTCACTTCAACAATACGGGCGAGGTATGGCTGACCGACTGTCGTGCGGACTCGGTCGGCGGCTATGGCTTTGTGTTCGCCAACGTCAATCAAGTCCACATCGACAACTGCGGCTGCACCTTGGTCAACGGACCCGGCTGGACGTTCGACACCGTCTTGTATTTAGAGGCGTCCAATCTGCGGGTGTATGGCAGGAACGCTGGCGGTATTCCCGGCGCGGCCAACGCTCCCGGCATCTCGCTCCTGACCAACTGCGGCATCATGTCGTTCGTCAATCCCGTGATCTACGGGGTATTCGGCGACGGCATCAACATCCCTGGACAGATCGGGCCGATCAACATCACAGGCGGTCGGGTCATCGGTTGCACCGGGTGGGGGATCGAGACCTCGGGCAGCTACGCGCTGCTCGGCGTCGGCCTGCAGCTTTCGACGAACAGCGCGGGCAACTACAACATTCTCGGGCCGATCCATTACCTCCGTGACACGCAGATCAACAGCGGCGCGGTCGTGGACGTGGGACCCGGTCCCGTCAGCGGATAGGCGACAGTCATGGCTTATGCCTTTGCTGACAGGGTCTGGTGCTACACGCCAACCGTCGGGACCGGCACGATCACGCTCGGCGCGGCGGTCCTCAGCTATCGCACGCCGAGTGCGGCCGGCCTCGCGGTCGGGACCGATGTCTCCTACACCCTGATCGACGGGGTCTCGTGGGAACTCGGCACCGGCACGTTGGGCGCCACGACGATCACCCGCGATTTCGTCGAGAGCTCCTCGATTGGTGGTGGAAAGATCAGCCTGACCGGCAGTGCGTCGGTGTTCCTCACCGTCGCTGCCGGCTCGATGAATGCTGTCGCTGGGATCGCCAACATAGCCGCGCTCCGCGCCAACACGACCTTTATGACCAACGTCGTGCAGCTGATGGGCTACTACGCGCCAGGGGACGGCGGCGAAGGCCGGTTCACCCTGATCGACGCCGATACCACGTCGGCAGACAATGGCGGGACGATCATCGTCGATGCCGCTGGGCGGCGCTGGTATCGTGATGTTGGCGACAAGAAAGAGTTCTCGGCGCGGTGGTTCGGCGCCAAAGGCGACGGCACGACCGATGACACCGCAGCGATCAACGCCACGCTCGCGGCAGGGCGCGTGGCGTTTCTGCCGGGCCGACCGGCGCAGTTCCTGGTCAGCGGTACACTCAATGTGCCGGATGGGGGCGCCGTCATCGGGCCGGAGAGCAAAGCGACCGTTGTCACGGCGGCGGCGTCCTTCCCGACGTTCACCCTCAATGGCACCGACGTCAGCCTCAAGCGATTGACCCTGCAAAACGCCGCTAAGACGGGCGGGGTCGACATTCTGCTCAACTGCGGAGCGGGCCCCGGGTTTGGGCTGGATCGCATCTATTTAGAGGACATCGAGAGCTTTAGTCCTTGGGGGTGTCTGGACGACACTGGCTCCGGCAACACAGCCTACGTCTCGCTATATGCGACTCGCGTGCGCTCACGTTCAACCAGGGGCGCGCCCGCTTTCAATATCCTGCGTGGTTTCGCCTTCTTGCAGTTCGTGGATTGCTTGGCTGATTTTTTGCAGCAGCCGGTGGGCCTGTCGGACCATCCGGGTTTCGTTATCGACAACGCGGTCATCGCGACCTCGGGGCCGGTCGGCGGCGCGCAATTTACCCGGTGCTTTGCGAACGGCAACTCGCGCGGCGCGGCCATCACGGCGAATTGGGGATTCTCCTTCAGGAACACGAGCTCGATCTGGATGACCGATTGCATGTCCGACTCGGTGGACGGCTATGGCTTCGTGTTCTCGAACATCAACCACATTCAGATCGAAAACTGCCTTGCGGGACTATCCAACGGACCGGCATTTACGTTCGATACGTGCCTGTACGTAGAGGGATCGAATATCCGGGTGTGGGGCCGATCCATCAACGGCATCTCTGGAGCGCCGATAGCGCATGGTCTCTCGCTGCTGTCGCATTGCGGGTATGTGTCGTTCTCGAATCTGACCGTTGACGGCGTGTATGGCGACGGCATCAATCTGCCGACGCAGGACGCGCCGATCAATATCACCGGCGGGCGGGTGGCAAACAACACGGGATGGGGCGTCAATACGAGCGGCAATTTTGCGCTGCTCGTGACCGGGATGCAGTTCCAGGCGAACGCCCAGGGCAACTACAACCTGAACGGTCCGGTCCACTATCTGCGTGCGTGCCAGATCAACAGCGGTGCGGTGATCGACGCGGGTCCTGGCCCCGTCAGCGGGTAGGTTCACATGGCCGGCCTCGTCCCGATTGCCGGCTTTCCGATCGCCTCTGGCGGCGACACGATCAGATCCCTTGACGGTCGTGGCACCCTCACCGCCAACGGCATCCACAATCCCCTCGGCCGAGCGACACTCGTCGGTCAGGCGACGCTGTATGCTGCGTGGGGACCGCCGCCGCCCGCGCAGCAGCCGGTGCTGGGCTTTGCTCCGCTCGGCGCCGGACCGCTCGCTGCTATCGGCCTTCAGTTTGCCGACCAGCTAATCCTCCGGGGCGCGGGCACCCTCACCGCCAACGGCGTCGTCACGAAGTTCGGTAGCGCCACCCTGGCAGGCGTCGGCACTGTCAGAGGCTCCGGCACACATACGCCGCTGCTTGCCGCGACGATCAGCGGCGCGGGCACGATCGCCGCGACCGCCCGGCAGAGGATGTCAGTCTCCGGCGCGCTTGCCGGGCTTGGCACGATCACCGGTGCAGGGTCGCACACGCCGAGGCTTTCGGCTGCGCTGGCAGGAACCAGCGCGCTCACTGTCACGAGCCGCCTGCTGCTGCCCACGAGCGCCACGCTCAGCGGATCGCACAGCCTCATTGCGAGCGCGGTGCTGCGGCTGGTCGCTGCCTGGGAGGCCGATGGCGCCGGCACGTTCGATGCCGATGCCTCGCATACCGCATTCGGCGCGGGCATCTTCGCCGGCCTCGGCGCGATCAATGCGACCGCGCGGCAGCGATGGGTGACCAACGCCGGCACATTCAGCGGCGCCGGCACGGTCAGCGGCAGCATCGGGCGGCGGACCTATGCTTCGGCGCAGCTCAACGGCCTCGGCGCTGTGGCACCTGACGCCGATCAGCGCTGGACTATCAGCGGCCGATGCGACGGTCTCGGCACGCTCAGCGCGGGTGCCACCTCCACCGGCCTGACGACGGCCGATCTCGACGGCCTGGGCGCCGTCATCGCGACGCCGATCGCGCGGCTGCTGGCGAGTCGCACACTTCCGGGCCTTGGCGCCGTCATCGGCAATGTCACACATAACCCGCTGGCTGCCGGTGCATTGGCGGGTGCGGGCACGTTCACCGGCTCGGCGAACCGGCTGGTCCTGTCGGCCTCGGCGACGCTGCGCGGCACGCACAGCCTGACCGCCAACGCAACGCACACGCCGCTGCTGGCCGCGACGCTGGCGGGCCTTGGCACCGTGGGGTTAAGCGGCGGCGGCACGAGCGGGAACAGCGCGATCGAGCTGGACGGGCTGGGCACGTTCAGCGCAGCGGCGCAGGCGCCCCGGCGCGCGGCGAGCGCGGAACTCGATGGTCTCGGCACGCTGACGCCCGATCAGTCGGTGCGGATGCGGCTGGCGGCAAGCGCGCCCCTCTCCGGTATCGGCACGATTGCCGCCGACGGGGCACGAGCGACGCAAAGCGGCACGACCACGCTCGCCGCGCTCGGCACCGTCACGGGTGCCGGGCAGATCGCCTTCGTCGCCAGTGCCACGCTGTCGGGCAGCCATACGCTGACCGCGAACGCCCAGGTCATCGCCAGCGCCGCAGCCTCGCTGGCCGGGCTTGGCACGCAGAGCGCCGCGGTCTCGCTCGGCACTCTGACGATGGCCGCGCAGCTCGCCGGCCTCGGCACCTTCTCCGGACAAGCGCAGGGCTTCTCGATCTGGTTCTCGTCGGCGACGTTGAACGGCATCGGAGCGGTGCTGCCGTTCGTGCGCGCCTCGACCGCGACGTACTACGACCAATCCGGCAATCTGATCGAGGTCGCGGCCAACGTGCCGCGCTTCGGCTACGATCAGGTGACGCACGCGCCTCAGGGGATGCTGCTCGAGGCGGCCGGGACGAACTACAGTCGCAATCCGCGCATGGTGGGGTTGGTGCCGGGCACGATCGGCACGCTGCCGACCGGCTACGCCGCATGGTCGATGCTCGGGCTGAACCGTGATCTGAGCAGTCAGGTCATTAACGGCGAGACGTTCGGTGTCGCCCGCATGTACGGAACCATCGGTTCCGGCGGCATGATTCTCTACATCGACAACAGCACCGGCGCCACGCTGATGCCGGTGGTGCAAGGCGACACGGTGACGATCTCGGTGGATCTGGCGATCATTGCCGGCGTCCATCCGACCGCGACATTCACCATGGAAGCGGCGACGCTGACCTCGGGCTCCGTGGCGCTCACCACCTATGCCGGACCGAATATCTTCAGCCAGTTGAGTTCGACGCCACAGCGGTTCTCCTGGACCTTCACCGTCAACGACGCGACGGCCGCACTGTTGCGCGTGTTCATGGGTGCTGCGCGCGGCAGCGCCGGGGGATTCGCAGCAGACTTCACGCTGGCCTGGGGCGGGCCGCAATTCGAGAAGAACGTCGCCCGCGCCACCACGCTGATCCTGCCACCGGTCGGTCAGGTGGCAGTCTCGACCCGCGCGCAAGAGCTGGCGCCGGTGCTGCTCGATGTTGTCGCCAGCGAACTCGATGGCATCGGCACGTTCGCCGGCAACTCGCGCGCGATCACCCATACGATCTCGGCGACGCTCGCCGGTATAGGCACGATTACCCCCACCGGCACGCGATTCACCTTCGCCGGCACGACGCAGATCAATGGCGTGGGGACGATTGCCGGGACGCTCACCAGCGCCTCGCAGATCGGCGGCGAGCTTGACGGGCTGGGCACGACCGCGACGTTCTCGCGCGCCTCGAATGCGACGTATTTCGACCAGGACGGCAATTTCGTCGAGGTCGGTTCGAACGTCCCGCGGTTCACCTATAACCCGATCACCCTCGCGCCGCTCGGGATGCTGCTGGAAGGCGCGACGACCAACTACATCCGCAACCCACGCGCCGAGGGCGCGACTGTCGGCACGCCGCTTGCCTATCCGCAGTTCTGGAACAACGTCGGCGGGCAGAACGGCCTGACCATCACGCCGGTCGGCGCTGGTACCATTAATGGGATCCCCTACGTTGACATCCGTTGGCAGGGCACCAGCACCGGCAACTTCAACGTGCTGTCGTTCGACGCTGGCAATATCGCCGTGCCCGGCGTGGCCCAGGTCGGCGAGGTTTGGACCCAGAGCTTCTACTGCGCGATCGTCGGCGGTTCGCTGTCGCAGATCAATTCATACAGCATCAACACGCGGATGAACGGTGGCGCAGCGCTACCGTCCCTCATTTTCGTCCCAACAGCGACGCTGACACGCTACTCCCTGACGGGCGCCGTCACCTCCGGCACCTCGTCGATCTCTCCATGTGGCACTTTTACCTTCTCATCCGCTGCCGCGACCGTTGACATCACTCTGCGGATCGCGATGCCGCAATTCGAGCGCGGACCGCTTGCCACTTCTCCGACACTGCCTTTGATCAATGCGCGTGTGGCCTCGACCCGCGCGCAGGAATTCGCCCCGGTGCTGCTCGCCGCCGTCAGCACCGAACTCGACGGGCTGGGCACACTGGTCGGCACCGCACGACAGCGGCAACAGGCGGCAGCGGAACTCGACGGTCTCGGCACCTGCGTCGCCACCGCTGACAATCGCAAGTTCGCCTCGGCAACGCTCGCGGGCCTGGGCACCATCACGCCATCGGGCGCGCACACGCCGACGATCGCGGCGGCACTCGCTGGCATTGGCGCTGTCCTGGGCGACGGCGGCGGGCGCTATCCGATCACAGCCGAGATGGACGGCGCTGGCACGGTCGCGATCGACGCCGTGCACTACGCCCCGCTCGGTGCCTCGCTGACCGGGCTTGGCACGATCAGCGCCGACGGCACCGCCAACCCGCTCGGCACTTTCGAGGGCGACGGTCTCGGTGCGGTCGCGACGTTCGTCCGCGAATCCTCGGCAACGTACTACGACCAGACCGGCATGTTGGTCACGGTCGGCGCAGGCGTGCCGCGTATCGGCTTCGACCGCGATACCCATGCGCCGCTCAACCTGATCATCGAGAACGGCGCCACCAACGTCATCCGCAACCCGCGCGCGGAGGCCGCGGTCGTTGGCTCACCGGGCACCTTGCCGACTAACTGGACCATCGCGCTGATCGCCGGCACCGCACGGAACGTCGTCGGTTTCGGCTATCAGGAGAACGGCCAGCCCTACGTCGATATCCGCGTCAGCGGCACCACATCGGCCACCGGCACGCCGACCTGGAACTTCGAGACCAACAGCGTCTGTCTCGCCGCGGATGGGCAGTTCTGGTCGTTCTCGCTCGACATCCAGCTGATCGCCGGCGCGATGCCGACAGCGAGCACGTCGATCTATCTCCAGCCGTTCAACGGCGCGACCGGGCTGACCGCGCTGCACAACCTCAACGCCGGCGCCAGCATCCGGACCGACCGGCTGACCCGCATCACGGTCAGCTACCAGATCCCCAGCCTGTCAGGCGCCACCTTCATCCGTGGCGGATTGCAGCCGGGACGCTCCGCGCCATCGGGGCAGGCCGAGGACTACACGCTGCGCATTTCGTGCCCACAGCTCGAACAGCTTCCGAAGCCGTCCACGCTCATCCTGCCACCCATCGGCCAGCGCGTGGCCTCGATCCGCGCGCCGGAAAGCTACAGCCCGAACCTGCTGGCCGGCGTCGCCGCCACGCTCACCGGCACGCATACGCTGACCGCGAACGCGCTGCACCGGCCGAACGGAAACGCGGTGCTGGCGGGCGCCGGCACGCTGACCGCCGATGCGTCGCAGATCAACCGGGTGGCCGAGCGCAACAACCTCGACGGCCTGGGCGGCGTGCTGCCGTTCTCGCGCGCGAGCACAGCCACATACTTCGATAGCGACGGGATGCTGGTCGACAGTGCCGCGATCAACGAACCGCGCTTCGGCTACGACCCCGACACGCTGGCTGGTCCCTACCTGCTGATCGAGCGCGCCTCGACCAATGGGCTGCCGAACCCGCGCGGCGAGAATGCGATCGTGGGCACCACCGGCACGATGCCGACGTATTGGACAACCACGCAGTCGGCGAGCGTGTCGATCCAACGGCAAATCGTCGAGACCGGAAGCCAGAACGGCTTTTCGTACGTCGATATCCGCTTCTTCGGCACCGCCGCCGCGACCAACACCAACATGAATATCTATCCGGTCGCGGCGACCAACGCGCCCGCGGCGGCGGCCGGACAGCAGTGGGCGACCTCGGCTTTTATCGCTCTGGTCGGCGGTAACCTCGATGGCATAACGCTCGTCCGGCTCTACATCCAAGGCCTGTCATCGGCCAACGCGGTCCTCGACAACTTCTCGGCCACGGTCGGGTTCCCCGAGCAGGGAGCACTGCGCAACAATCGGATCCAGATGTCGCGGACGCTGCTCAATGCGAGCACCGCCAAGATCTTCACCCTCTGGCAGATAACGGCGGGCGCGAACCAGACGATCGACTTCACGGTGCGGGTCGCGGGATGGCAGCTCGAGCCGGGTGACAGCGCGACCTCGCTGATACTGCCGCCAGCCGGCACGCTCGCTATCTCGAACCGCGCGGCTGACTTCGCGCCGACCCTGTTGCTCGCCGCTGCGGGCGAAGCGGACGGGCTTGGCACATTGATCGGCACCGCGCGGCAGCGGCAGTTGCTCGCCGCACAGCTCGCCGGCACGGGGACGCTCAACGCGACCTTGCGTCGTCTGGTGTTCGCCAGCGCGCGCCTCGATGGCGCCGGCACGCTCGCCGCTTCGCCGATCGCGCGTCTGCTGTGCTTCGTGCCGATGGCGGGAAGCAGCAGCTTCACGGCCGACGCGGCGCCGATCGTCCATCCGACCGCCGCCGAACTCGACGGCGACGGCGAACTCAGCGGCGATGTTTCGGTGTTCCGACCGACCGACGCCGAGCTGGATGGCGACGGCGAGATCGACGCGGCGCTGGTCGCCAATCAGCGCGTCACAGCAGCACTCGCGGGCCTTGGCACGATCGCCGCCGATGCCGTCGGCAATCCCATCGGCAGCGCAACGCTGGCAGGTCTCGGCACTGTCGCCGCGGCCGCGGTGCAGCTCTGGACGATACAGGCGACGCTATCCGGCGCGGGCACGCTCGCGGCCGATTCACGGATCCTCCGACGTACCTCCGCGACTCTCGCCGGCTCTGGTGCGGTGACCTCAAGCGGCGTGGTGGTCGCGCGCGCCAGCGCCACTCTCGCCGGCCTGGGCTCGACCTCGCTCGCCGGCGGATTGCCGCAGAAGCCCGCCACGGCGTTGCTCGCTGGCACAGGGACGCTCTCCGCTGCGCCGTTCGTCATGCCGTTCGGTTCGGCGCAGATGGACGGGGCGGGCACCGCTGCTGGTGCCGTCGTGCTGCGCGATGTGGTGTCCGGAACGCTGGCAGGGACAGGCACGCTCGCGGCCAACGGCGGTCGCGCGGTTGCGGCGTCGGCGGTGCTGGCGGGTGTCGGAACCTGCGCGGGTGATGCGACCGGGTTCAAGCCGGGCATCGCCACGCTGGCCGGCGTCGGCACGGTTGTCGGCGGATTGATCCTGCGCGGGCAGGTCAGCGCAACACTGGCGGGTCTCGGCGCGGTGCAGGGACAGGCGGCCGGCGTCTCGCGGTGGTTTGTCGCCGCACAGCTCGACGGCCTCGGCTCGCTCCTGGCTGTGCCGAGCCAGCGTGCGCTGGCGAGCACACAGCTCGACGGCGCGGGCACGGTGCTCGATGTCACTGCCGCGCTTCGCTTGCCGACCGCAGCGCAGCTTGACGGTGCTGGTGCGCTATCGGCGACGTTCGCCGCGAAGCTGCTCGCCTCCACGACGCTCGCCGGCCTTGGCGTCCTCGTCGCCGGCCCGGTCAAGACGACCTTCGCCACCGCTGCCCTGGCAGGCACCGGGGCGTTGTTCGCCTCCGGCGATCGGCAGGCCGGCTCGGTCGGGATCGCCCTCAATGGTCTGGGTGCCCTGGCCGCATCGGCGGCGCTGAGCGCCCTCGCAAGCGCCAGGATGGACGGCAGCGGAACGCTGCTCGCGGACGCTGCTGTGCTGCGCCGTGCGTCTGCATCGCTGGCGGGTATCGGCACACTCGCGGCGGCTGGCGGGCCACAGCGCCCGGCTACCGCAGCACTGGCCGGTCTCGGCACGCTCGCTGCTTCGGGGATCCATTACGCTCCGGGCGCCGCGACCTTGGCCGGCGCCGGGACGCTCACCGCCCCTGCCCCGCTGTTGCGCGCCGCCGCCAGCGTGGTGCTCGCGGGCCAGGGAACC